AATAATACTCCACGGGACGTCAGCCTAGCTACACCTGATGTCATAAGTCCTATTAAAAAATTATTTTTAATAAGGGATAACACTAAACACACAGCTTCGCAGAGTTATTAGGCAAAATATATATCTTTTCTATTATTCTTCTTCAGTACTGCTTAGTGTTCTTCATGTTCTTCATGTTGTTCTTCATATCTGGGTTAACAATTTCTTTTTTTTTATTACAAAAAACAAAATACCATTAATCTGAGTACAATTGCATAACAACATAAAATTAATAAAAATATTTAAATACAAAAACTATACAATCTAAAACCCAGAAGTTCTTGCCCTTTCTTCAGTATTATTTTTATTAGAAACTTCTTCACTTCTTCTTCTATCCCAATTTCTATTTCTTTCAGTCCCAGTTTCATCTAATGGTGTTCCAGTTATTCTAGAAGCTATCTTCTTCTTCACAATTGAATTAGACATTAACCATCCTTCCATTGTTGTTCTGAAATATCTTGGAATTAAACATGCAACATTTATGCATATCCATAATATACACAAACATATACATACAAGAACTACATATGCTATTACATACAGAACTTCCTTCGGCTTCCCAGTATTTGTATGTTGCTCATATGAATGACCTTCATACTCCATATATATGTTCTCTCTATAACAAATGTGTTATATGTTTACAATAATTCACAACAATGGAGAAGAGGATGATATATATAGGCATATATATCTATAACGCGTACTCTGTAAGCTAACAGGAAGCTTCCAGGAAAGCATCTGCTTTGCTTCTCCATTAAGTAAAGTGTTATATTCTCTTGGTCCCACGCACTAACTTCCCACTTGCCTTCTGTTTTAATTCTAAATGGGCTTATATGCTTAATGGGCCTAGCCCAATTGTTTTTTTCCTCTCCCGTGTTATTGACCAAGTCAAATGTAGCCAGCGCCCCGTCCCGTGGGT